CAGCGGCTCACCCGCCTGCACGGTGTCGAAACACTGATTCAGCTTGCGATCGTACGCGTGATAGATCGAGCCAGACGTCAGGTTGACGAACTGGCCATTCAGGTAAGCGCGGATCAACTGCTCGGGGTACGACTCCATCAGCGACGGGATGTAGTCGTCTGGCAGGTTCAACTCGTTGTCGAACGTGCTGGCCTGCACCAGGCCGTACATCTCGTTGAGCACCGGCTTGTCGCGCAGCTGCTTAACGAACTGAAGGAAGACGAACTTGAAACCTTCCGGTGTGGTTGTCACGTCGACGCCGTTCTTCAGCCCGGGCAGGTTGTAACGCATCCGGGCAATGATCTTACGCCAGGCCTGCTGAGCTTTGATCGACGTCAGAACATCGAGCTCATCCACCAAGGCGTGGCCAATCTTGAAGCCGACGATGGTCTGCGGCTTCTCCATCGACCGGCAAATCACAGTGCCGCGATACTGCCGGCCGCTGTAGATGTGAACCTCATGGTTCGCCTGGTTGATCTTGGTCTTCAGTCCCCAGTCATAGGCCACCTCCTCCACGGTTGGATAGAAGATGTCCCGGATCTGAGGGTAAGTCGGTGCGAAGTAGCCAGCGTTGACGCCTGGCCACTCCATGAAGTGCTTGCACAGCGCCGAGCATCCAACCCAGGTCTTCCCTGAACCGAAGCCAGCAACGAATGCGCGAAACTTGTGGGGCAGCGTGAGGAACCGAGACTGCGGAACGTTAAGGCTCGGCATTCGGCTTCCTCGCATCCACTACGTCGACCTGAATGCGGGTCGGGATTGCCGGCTCATCGTCAGGCTCATCCTTCCGGTTGCGGTTGACGTACATGTCGCCGGTTTCTTTCGCGGCCTGTTCCAGAATCTGCATAGCCAGGCCGATGTTCTTCATCGTCTCGGCCCTCTCCACGAAACGATTCATGGCGCGGAGCCGGAACGCTCGATTGGCGATCGGGATCTCAGCCGTCTCTTCTCGGAAGCGCTTGCGAGTGTCTTCGAACATCGTCACCCAGCGCTTTGCCAGACACTTCCCTGAGGTCTTCGTGGGATCGTGTGTTTCAACCTGCTGACGGGTGATCGATACCCCATATTCTTTCTGGACAGCCTCAACAACCTGTGAGGGCGTGTCGAAGCACGCCAGGGCCTGAACGATAAAGGCCTTCACGTCATTTTGAAGGGCAGCCATAAATTCTCATCCGTCCAATGCCTGTCCAGAATCAGGCCGACTTGAGCAGACAGGTTCCGCAGGCCCTCGATATGTTCAATTTCCCCACCTCGGCAGGATTGTTTGCAGCATCCACCAACGCTTGAACGTCAGGGCTCGCACCGTAGCGACGGACCACACCGACGAATTCTTCGACGTCGTGACCGCGCAGCTTCAGCTTGGCTGCGCCTTCTGCGGTAAAGGCTGGCTGACCGTACTTATCGGTCGCCTGGGCGATGTGATACAGCTCATGTTCAACCAGGGCGCAAAAGTCGGTGTCACTGCACTGAGAGCAGTAGTCAGCAGCCAGGGTGATGATGAAAGCCGGCACATCGCCGAACCAATCACGCATCTGCTGTTCCATCCTGGCTTTCTGCCAACCTCCCGCACGGAACGCTACCTGCTCGGCCTGGCCCAGGACGGTGCGGCCTTGCTTCTCGAAGCTCGACGACGCCCACATGATCCGGATGTCTGCATCTAGTAGATGGGTGTGGTCTTCGTTGTGGATGCTGCCGGTATCGGCGAGGATTTCGGCTTGGAGCCACTCCCATACTTCCGAAGCAGGGATTAGGCAAATGCTTGAGCCAGACAGATTCGACAGCTCGCTGAACGAGGCTGGTGGAAATGGCCTCTTCATAAGTCCCCTGAACTTGAATTGGTGGCCGAAAGCCGGTATTTGTCGAGACCTCCAGAACAAAAGCAGGTCTACCACGTGTCTGATCCAAATATTGAGCGCTTCGACCAGTTAACAGGCCTAGTTTTCTCAAAGCTTTACGGCAGTTTTCCGATTCCGGTTGACTTGTACGTCATGGATTTTAAGGAGGCTCTGATTTTTGAAAGAGAACTCTCCGAAGATGACAAATACAGAGGTGGTGAGCCATTTGATTTCTTCACTGGCACCATTGATTGGCTAATAGAATCCGGATACATCGTCGAACGTCAGAAGTCTTCCTATGCCTACAAGTTCGAAGATTGCATCCTTACTGCGAAGACTCTGGAAATTTTGAAAGCAACTCCATCAACGCTTTCAGGCGAAAGCATTGGTGCAAGCCTTCAGGAGGCAGCAAAGGGCGGGATGGTTGAAGCCATAAAAACTTTGGCTAATGACGCGTTGAGCAAAGGTTTTGGCTTAGCATCCAAAGCTGTATTCGAAATAGCTAGCAGCTGATTCGAGCCTAAGTTAGCCAACTCTCGCGATGCAATTTCCTCAATCTGAAATCGTGTACCCAGAGTTGAACATTGAATTTACACGAGCCTCATAGATGCCAGAAAAAGACGCACCAGAAGAGAAACAGACGAAGAGCTCGATACGAAGCTGGTTGACCAATGCCGCGTTGCTGGGCGTGCTCGGCGCGGGATTACACTATGTGATAAACCTATCCGAAGAGCGCGGCCAGTTAAGAAGCGACGTTGCGAATCTCACGGATCGACTCCATGAGGCCCGCAAAGAAAATGACTCTTTAAAATCCACCGTAAAGGGATTAAATCAAGAGCTACGTGCCTCAGGTCTAGCGCTCGAAGCTAGCAAGCAAAGCTTAGAGTCAGCTCGGAATCGAACGAGTGCCACAGAGAAGCAGATCGAAACAATTGAAGCTGAAGCAGAGACGTGGAAGAAGCTCGCGGCAGACGACAAACGCTGCGCAGTCTTCGAACGAGCAATCAGCGACGCTGAAAGAGATTTATCGGTGTCTGAAGCCGAGATTTTCGCACTGCGGGGACAACGACGGGAAGAGGCTGTGAGAAAACTAGAGCAAAACCGAAATTCACTCGATCGTTGTAAAAATAGACGCAGCCCTATGGAAGGACTCTAAACCTGCTTCGCGACACAATTTGCTGAGCCGTGAACCGTGTCGCGACTTACTCCGCATTTCGGCTCGGCAACTTAAAGTCCGTCACACGATCAGCGATGTTGCGGATCTTCTCCACCCCCAAGAATCCAACCCAGCCGCCGGCGAAGGTCGCCATGCTCTGGGGCAGACCGAAGAAGTCCAGGCCGCTGATGATGGTCAGAGTCAGCCCGCCGCAGATCGCGCCTTCCACCAACATCTGGCGACGCGTGCCGCCACCGTAAGTGATCCTTAGAACGGCCATCGCGCAGGACAGCGCAGCCGCATAGAGGATTGGCGAATGCTGGCTCAACCACGCAAGCGCTATCGCCCATGTGTCTGGTTTGTCTGGCATGTTTGGCATCTCGGTTCCTCCCCGTCAGGGAGCTTGGAATAAAAAGGCCCGCTCGGTGGCGGACACATGGCACCGTGCTATCGTCATAGCCCCTATAGCAACGACGATGGACCGCACCATGGGAAATTTCGTGATTACGTTCAGATTTAAATCAGATGCGACCTACCAGAGTCGATATGAGTCCTTCGTGAAGAAAGTTCACGAAATTGCTAGCACTCATCCGTGGGCCGAAACATCTTCGTTTTATGCTCTCGAGGCGAATGAAACCGCGGAGAGCTTGTGCAGCAGGCTGTACCTGGAGACGGAGTTCGACTCAACTAAAGATCTTTTGCTTGTCGTCGACACGAAGAGACAAGTCAAGGCTACAAAAGGTGAAATTCAGTTCCCGACACTTCTCAAGACGGGGTTAGGCTTCTAGCAGCTAGGTTGGCTTCAATTTCAGAAACGCGCGCCTCATACCGGACGAGAGTTTCCCGATTGTGGCGCAGCGCTTCTGAGAGCTGACTTTCTTTCGCTACAGCCTCTTCGTGCATCTGAGACACCTCCACCAGCTTCGCTTCCTGTGCGATGACCGACTCGACGGCTTGGCGATACTCGCTTTTCATTGCCGATCTCCTCAAACGAAAAAGCCCCAGCGAATGCTGAGGCCCTGAATAGATCCCTCATCAGCGTGACTATCAGAGGCTTCGAGGGCTATCGGGAATCTTGGACAATAAAAAGCCCGGCGCAATAACCGGGCTTTCTTTAAGGTCTCGCACTGAAACAGCTAAATAAGTTATTACAGGAATGCTTATATAGCGGCCCTAGCACTGCCTTCTACAGCTATTGTTTTACAATAAGAAGGTACGGATCAAATCTCATTATCTGCTTCCCATTCATTAGCAGATCCACGGAATACTGCACTTTGTCACCAGGTTTTGTATCATTGACGCTGCCTTGCCAGTTAGTTCGTCCTAAACTAGGTGTTTTCTGAGGCACACAGATATTATCGTGTGTCATATCGCCAGTAAACCCATTAATTTCGACTTGGTTTTCAGCTACAACACCAACGACACTCCAGTTGATAATTTGCCCGTTACAACAAGCTGTAACCAGCTCATCCTGACCTTCATCAACAGACCCAGAGTTTTTGTTGTTATCTATCAAATACACATTACCGCCTAAATCATTTGTTACTAGTGCATTCTCAACATCAACCACAATCAAAACATTAATCTCTTTCATCACAATACTCCTTTTGTGCAAGTTATCCGCCTACTTCCATTTACAACCCTGACGGAAATCTGAGAGTAGCACTGGTTTTTTTAAAGTAAAGCCCTGGACGCTTTCAATTATGAAAACATTGAGCGCGCCATATTTTTGGCTAAATCACTCCATTATCGACGAAACTCTACATACACCCGGATGCAACTTATTGATACCGCGTAGATCGTCGATGTTAACCATTCGAGCAACTGCACCAGCCTCTCCGAAACGCCTCGTTCACCCTATGAAGCGCAATCAAGGTATGGGCGCAAGAACTGCGGAGCATTGTACTGCCGGCTTTTCAGTGTCCAGGCCTTCCGTGAGGCCGCCCTGGCTGCGGTGATGGTTTTCTTTGGGCAATAAAAAACCCAGCCTAGACTGGGTTATCTATGTAGGGGAATGCACCCGGGAAAATGGCCACTGAAGTTGCGTAGCGACTTTCCCCGGAGGGACTCGAACCCACGACCATCTCCTTAGTAGGGAGCTGCTCTATCCAACTGAGCTACGGGGCCAGCATCGGCGAACCGACGGATTTGTTATACATGCCCGGCACCAGCCTTTCAACATCATTTTGACATCATGCAATAAAAAACCCGACGCTGGGCCGGGTTTTGAGATTCGTGTGCGTGTTGCGTGAATTGCTCACTATGGGAAAAGTACGCGCAATCCCCCGTCATGTCAATATGTTTATGCTGCCTCTTCTTCTTTTTCCGCGTGAATGACCTGCCATACCGGTTGTTGTGCCTGAATATCCACTTCCTTGATTACCTCTTTCAGGGATTCCCATAGTTCGAGCCAGTCGCGCGTCCAGTTCTTCGGATCGATCGTCACGCCGAAGAAGGCCTTCATCTCGACGGCTACTCGAGCCGGCCCCCATTCTGCCGCACCGACGACCTCGCCCTTGTACGATTGCAGAGCCAGGGTCACCAGGTACTGGGCCTTCACGCGCTTCGCCGAAGTGAGGTCTGGTAGCTCGGCCTTGGCGGTGATCAGCAGCACCGCATTCATTACGTGGCGCATAGTCATTGCTGGGTGATAGAGGTAGTGCCCGAACTGCTGCACCTGGAAGGGAAGCGTGTCGATGGCGCGAAGCACCTTGCCGATGGTGGCCAAGTGCGCGGCGCGGGCGGTGGATCGACCTACCGGTGTACGGCGCGTCTCGCTGATGCTGATCTTCTGCCGAACGATCTGGATGCGTTCCTCCTTGTCCTCGCCCAGTGCGGCAAACACGGCCTCGTGACGGCGCATACGGTTACCGGTCTTCACTGGCGCCGATTCTGCCTTATCGATGGCCACGGCACTGATTGACGCGTTCGATTCGTACTGCGACTCAGTCCATACCTGTCTTGCGTTGATCAGCTTCATGCTGCTTCCCTCTTCAATTCTCTGGTCTTTGCCCGATATTCGGCCTTGATGGTTTTCAGTTCTTCGATCGTGTAGCGCTTGAGCTCATGCGGCCCTTCGAGCCAGTCCACCTTGTCGGCGCCGATGCGCTTCACCAGCTCGATTCGGTAGTTAACAATGTCGCCGGATTTGTGGTTGTTGCACGGCGCGCACTGCTTCCAGACATTGAGCGGCTCGAACCGCAGCTCGGGGTTCGCTCCCACAGTCCGGTAATGCCCGGCGTGGTACTGGCCTTCGTGATGACGGCCGCAGCTCACGCACGGCAGCGCTGAGTCGCGCAGACGCACCCATTCATTGAAAGCCTGCTGCGCCTCACGCACGTACTGGGCCCGAGGCTTGATTCGCTCCTTGGCTGCGCGAATTTCCCTGCGACCAACTTCAGCAATAGCCTTGCGGGCTTTCTCGCGATTCTCCGGAGCGATAGCCAGGCCGCAGGCCCAACTACACACCTTTTGCGCGGTGGAGAATGACGGCTTGAAGCTCACCCCGCAGGCCGGGTTCTTGCACTTCTTCGCCTTTACTTCCTTGAGGGCGACTCTCATGCGTAACTCCCCAATTGATCGGCAGCAGAAAGCGCGTCCGCTTCATTCTCAAAGTGCGCAGACAACACCAACCGCCAGCAGGCGTTGAAGACGTCGCGGTAAAGTGGCTCGAAAGCGGTGTCATCCATGTTTGCCCAACTGATCGACTTGGCCTCTTTGCGGATACCTTCAGGTGTGTGCACCAGGTGGAAGTGTCCGGCCT